GAGCGGGCGGCGCTTGAGTTGTACTGCCGGACCTACGCAACCTGGAAGATGGCCGAGGCGCAGGTGGGCAAGCGCGGCCCATTCCTGAAAACCAAGGCCGGCCTGCTGGTGAATCCGTTCATCGGCGTCGCGGCCAAGTGTGTGGACACCATGCGTAAGCTGCTGATCGAATTCGGCTGTACGCCGTCGTCACGGTCGAAGGCCGCCCGCGTGGAGCGGCCGAAGGAGAAGTCGGCCTTGGAGAAGTTGATTGACGGCGCGTAAGAAACGGCGTCTACGTATCCCGCCGAAATGGCTCCGCTTGTTTACGCTCATTCCCGGTTACGATCCCGTGGCCACCCGTGGACCCGGCGAGTGGTTCGACCCCCGCGAAGCCGAGCGGCGCATCCAATTTATCGAGGGGGCCTGTACCCATATCGAAGGTAAGCTTGCTGGCAAACGCTTCCTGCTTGAGAGGTGGGAGAAGGCGGCGATTGGCTGCCTGTTCGGCTGGAAGCGGGCCGACGGGACGCGGCGATACCGCGAGTTCCTGCTATACGTTCCCCGCAAAAACGGTAAGACGCCCCTCGCAGCGGCGATTGAAATCTGCTGCCTGATGATGGATGGCGAGCGCGGGGCACAGGATCTGTGCGCCGCCGGGGACAAAGACCAAGCCGTCCTACTCTTCCGGCACTGTGCCGGCATGGTCCGCGGTTGCCGTGAATTGAACGAGCGACTGAAGGTGTTCGATGGGATCGGCCAACGAGCCATCCACTTCCCGCAGATGGCATCTGGATTCCGGGTCATCCCGGCGGACGCGGAGGGTGCCCACGGATTCAGCGGATCGGTTGCCCTAGTGGACGAGTTGCACGTCCAGCCCAAGCGCGATTTGGTTGACGTGCTGAGGACGGGTATGTCATCGGCCAACCGCCGACAACCCTTGCTCGTGCTCATTACCACGGCCGACTTTGACCGGCCGTCCATCTGCAATGAGATCTACGATTACGCCTGCAAAGTCCGCGACCAGATCGTTACTGATTCGGCATTCCTCCCGATCATCTACGAGGCCGACCGCGAGGATGATTGGGTAAATGAACGGGTTTGGGAGAAGGCGAATCCGAACCTCGATGTGTCGGTATCTCGTAACTACCTGCGCCGAGAGTGCAAGCGGGCGCAGGAGATCGTCGCCTATCAAAACACCTTCCGGCGGCTGCACCTGAATCAGCGGACCAATCAGGACCAGAGGGTCATCGACATGGGCCAGTGGGACCGATGCTTGAAGCGGATCGACCTGGCCGCAATGGCCGGCCGGCAGTGCTGGGGTGGGTTGGACATCGGGGCCACGTCCGACTTCACGGCCCTTGCCCTGATTTTCCCGGAGGGCCAGGGCGAGAAGACCAGTATGCAGGTCGGCGAGGACAAGACGATTGAATTCATCCGCCGCTCCTACACCTGGGCGCCCATCTTCTGGCTCCCAGAGGAGCCGGTGAAACGTGATAGCCGCATGGCCGCGGTCATCGAGGGGTGGCGAAAAGAGGGGCACGTCCTCACCACGCCGGGCAACTGCGTTGACTACGGGCAGGTGTTGAGGGACATTGTGCGCCTAACGAGCGGGCTATCCCTGATAGATATCGGGGTTGACCGGGCGTTTCAGGGAGCCTCGATGTGTCAAAACCTACAGCAGCACTTCGGGGAATCGAAGGTCTTTGCCTTCGCCCAGGGCGTCCTGAGCATGGCCGCCCCGTGGCGGGAGATGCTCGAGCTGATCCTGACCGGCCGGATGACCATCGACAGCAATCCGGTGTTACGCTGGATGGCTTCGAACGTCGTCGAGGAGGATAAAGGTGGTGGGCTCAAGAAGCCGAGCAAGAAAAAGAGCCCCGAGAAAATTGACGGCATAGCCGCCGGCGTGATGGCCCTGGGGCGCGCGATGGCCGGGGGCGCGATGGCTGGACGCAGGAGTGTCTACGAGGATCGTGGCATTGTGGTCGATTGATAACTATAATTGGGTAGGTCGCTTATGCAGTGGTTGCGGGACATTTTGTTTTTGCTCGGTACGATCTCGGTGGGTTACGGGCTCTGGCGTCTCGATCCATCCATCTGTGCTGTCATTATGGGGGCTTTTGCCGTGGTGATTGCAGTGCTTTGGTGGCAGGCCGACGACATTAAGAAGGGTGAAGAATGATCCTTGAGAGACTCATTCCTTCGCGCCGATCATCCATCGAGAACCCATCAGTTCCGCTCTCTTCTGTCGACACAGATTCGCCGCTTTGGGATGCCATGACCGGTGGTGCTACCGCCAGTTCCGGCGTGAGTGTCAACGTCAGAAGCGGCCTCACTTATTCCGCAGTCTGGCGCGGGGTGAATCTCATATCTCAAGCCATCGCAAAAACTCCGCTCCAGGTTTTCCGCAACGTTGACGGCGGGAAAGAATTAGATCGTACACACCCAGCCTACAAGCTCTTGAAGCGAAAACCCAGCCAGTATTATACGTCGCTGGTTTTCAAACAGACCCTCGTGGCGCACGCCCTCTTCACTGGCCGGGGCAACGGCTACGCCCGCATCGTCCGCGACGGGGCCGGGCGTCCGGTCGAGTTGCTGATTATGGACCCCTCACGAACCTACCCGGTACGGTACGGCGGTGTGCTGTGGTACATGAACGAGACGGACGGGGCTGGCCTGCGTAAGCTTCGCCCCGAAGACGTTATCCACATCAAGGGGTTCGGCTACGATGGCTTGGTCGGCTACGACATCGTGACGTACATGCGGGAGACGCTCGGCCTCGGCCTGGCGATCCGCAAGTTCGGGAGCATCTTTTTCCGGAATGGCGCGGCACCGAACGTGGTCTTGGAACGGCCAGCAGAGGCCCCGGCACTGAGCAAGGAAGCCGAGCGCAATGTCCGGGATAGCTTCGACAAGATTCACGGCGGCGATTCGGTGCATCGGACGGCACTGCTCCAAGAGGGGATGAAGGCCAGCGTCTTAGGCATCGACGCCCAGAAGTCCCAGCTTATAGAGCTCCGGCAGTTTGAAATCAGAGAGGTGGCCAACTTCCTCGGCCTGCCCCCGCACAAGGTGGGCGACATACAGAGTAGGGCATACGCTTCCCTGGAACAGGAGAACCAGAGTTTCAATGACGACGCGGTAGATGGGTGGTTTTGCTCTATCGAGGCCGAACTGAACGAGAAGATGCTGAGCGAAGAGGAGAAGGAAAACGAGACGCACGTTATCGAGTTCAACCGTGAATCCCTTGTCCGGGTGAACTTCGAGGCCAAGGTGAACGGCTTGGTGAATCAGATCAATAACGGCCTGATGCTTCTGGATGAAGGGCGTAACAAGTTGAACATGCCGCCGTATCCGAACGGGCTCGGGCAGATGATCCGCCGGCCGGCCAACATCACAGAGGTTGACCTGAGTGGCACACCCGATGTCACGCCTGCTGCGGAGCCGGTCGTTAATGATCCGGCGTCGCCGGAAGTGAACGCCAGTCCTGCGCCGTCGGACGAAACTGTCAACATTGTCGAGCAGATGAACGCCTATGGAATCGGCGTCAGGGCCGGAGTCATAACGCCACAGCGGGATGACGAGGATGTGGTGCGGACGCTCTTGGACCTGCCTGCACCTTCGGCCGATGTGGCACGGGCATGGAGCCAGAGCGGCGGGGTCCGCGCGCCGATAACGCTGAAGGTACAGGGCGACGGGTCTACCCCTGCCAGTCCACCCGCCGACTCAGGATTTCAGGTAGGCGCGCCGCCACCAGAACCCGCCGATGGCCGAGCCGAGCGAATCCACCAAGCCCATGAACGGGCACTGTCCGACGTACTGAAGCGGATGATCCGGCGCATTGCCAAACAGGCAGAGCAGGCGGCGCGCAAGCCAGACTCGTTTGTCTCATGGATCGAAACCGATTTGCGCGAGAACGCCTCGGTTTGGCGCGAATCCGTGGGGCCGATCTGGGATGCCATGACCGCGAACGGCGAGCTGGCAATTGACATCGCACAGGCCTGTGACGCGTTTTTCGAGGCGGTATCCACCGGCCTCCTGTCGGCCTGTGAGTGCAAGGCTGCCGAATTGCCGGATGCGGTGGCAAGGTGGGCGGGTGAAGCCGAGCATGTGATTGCAAAAACCTATCAGGAGTCCGACAATGGAACGCAGATACACTAGCAACGCTGAATCACGGGTGGCAATCGAGACTCGCGAGGACAGCAAGGCGGTCATCGTCGGCTACGCCAGCATCTTTTTCGACGGCACGCATGGAACCGAATACGTCCTCTGGGATGATTCCTATGGCCGGGCGGTCGAAAGGGTTCTGCCCGGCGCCTTCGATGCCGCTCTGGCCCGGCCGGATGACGTGGCCGGGCTTTTCAATCACGACCCCAACCTCGTGCTCGGCCGCACATCCGCCGGGACTACTCGGCTCAGCGTCGATCCACGGGGCCTGCGATACGAGATCGAGCCGGGCGACACCTCTGTCGGCCGGGATGTGATTGCCCATGTCCGCCGCCGCGATGTGGCCGGATCATCGTTTGCGTTCAGCGTCCCTGATGGCGGCCAGCGCTGGACTGCTATGAAGGACGGGCAGGGGCGGATGCAAGAGATTCGCGAAATCCTGAGCGTTGAACTCTGGGATGTAAGCCCTGTGACGTTCCCGGCCTACGTCGGCACCAGTGCCGGTCTCCGCGATCGCGGCGGGGTGGACGAGGCCCGTGAATCGTGGCGGCGGTACCAAGGCCGTCTGCGGAAAATGCGGGCAAGAGCGGTCGAAGTGGACGCAGGTTAAAGATTCAACAAGACCCGACAATACAACAACTTACACGTCATAAGCCCAGCTTCTTTTGCTGATTCTGGAAAAACTGCGCACTACACTTAGGGTAGAAGACCTGCCGGGCACCCCCAGTGATGCCCGCGGGACCATGCCGGATGCCCAGTCATCCGGGGTCGGTCCACCTCAGATCTAATCCCTTGATCCACAGAACCCTTTTTGAGAGGCTTTAACATGCCCCCTGTCAAGGAGTTGCGCGAAAAAACCGTACCGATCGTCAAGGAAATCCGGCGCATGGCCGACCTTGGCCGGGATTTCTCCCCCGAGGAGCAGGCCGCCTGGGAGAAATCCAACGGCGACTACAACACCCTCAAGCGGCAGATCGACATCACTGAGCGGGCCGAGGCCCTGGAGTCCAGCCTCACGGCCGTGGTCAACGACAACGGGGCCGGGCGGGATGACAGCGATCCCGGAACACGATGCCGGCAAGTCGCTCATGACGACGGAGAGGCCAAGCCCGGCGATCGGGCACTCGCGTTCGCGGGCTGGTGTCGAACGCAGATGGAGGACACTCCGAGCGACGAACAGGTTGCCGCGGCGCAGCGGCTCGGCTTCAACCTTGGGTGCCGCAAGCTGGACATCCGACTGGCGGACACCAATGAACTCCGCCGGATGCAACAGGCCATCCGCTCTGCCACCCCTGGGCAGGAAATGCGGGCACTCGAATCAATCTCTCTCACCGCCGGCGGCGCAACCGTGGCCGAAGGATTCGTGCCCCGGCTGGAACGCACGATGCTGGCATTTGGCGGAGTGGCGCAGGTCGCGGAAATTCTGCGCACCGACCAGGGCGGAGACTTGCCCTGGCCGAGCGTCAGCGACACGTCGAACAAAGGCCGGCGCATCGCACAGAATGCCGCCGTCACCAGTACCGGCAAAGACCCGACTTTCAGCCGCTTCGTGTTGCACGCCTATGATTACACGTCGGATGCAGTGCTGGTCCCGTATCGCCTCTTGCAAGATTCCGCCTTCGACCTGGCCGGCCTCTTGGGTGACATGCTCGGCGAGCGGCTCGGCCGCATCCTGAACGACGAGTTCACCACGGGCACCGGCGATAGCCAGCCGCGCGGTATCGTCACGGGCTCAACTCTGGGCGTCACCACCGCAGCCGCCACGGCCATCACTCGCGACGAACTGGTCCAACTCATTCACAGCGTCGATCCGGCCTACCGGACCAACTGCCGATGGATGCTCCATGACAACACCCTGCTCACTCTCAAGCTCTTGAAGGACGGCGAGGGACGATCCTACTTCCCCGAGCTGGATGTGCCTGGGGCCTCCAGCCTGCTCGGATATCCGTTCACGCTCAATCAGTCGATGGCCAGCAGCGTGGCGGCCTCAGCCAAGACGATCCTTTTCGGCGATCTCTCCTATTACAAGATTCGAGAGGTTCAAGGTATCCGCATGTACCGGCTGGTCGAGCGCTACCGCGACAACGACGAGGACGGATTCGTGGCATTCATGGAGCGTGACGGCGGGGTGTTGGACGCGGGTGGACACCCAATCAGGCACATGTTGCAGCACGCGTAAGCGTGGGTGGCAGAAAGAGGGACTAAATGCAAGTCAAACTGACCTGTTCGCGAGTCGAGAACTACCGCAGTCAGCGGTTCGGGCAGGTCATTGAAGTCGATGATGAGGCGGGCGAGCGGATGATTGCGGCGGGACAGGCCCGCCGGATCGAAGCCATGACCCGTTGTGCAAACGAAAACGCGGCCATGCTAACCCGGCCGCCTGATAGGAGACGTAAATCATGCAGGGATTCTTGACTCAGAATTGCAGGCTGGACAAGGTGGCGGATTACGCGGCAGCCAACACGACCGATGTGACCAGCTCCGGCGTGGACATGGCCGCCGATGGCGGATGGGATGGCGTATGCTTTTTCACCAGCTACGTAGCGCCAGCGGCCAACAACCTTTTCCATCTGGAGAGTTCCAGCGATGACGCCAGCGCTGATGCCTATACCGACATCGCCGGGAGCGAGGTCGATCTTGGCGGGGCCAGTGACGAAGACCAGTACGTGGACGTTATCAATCCGCCGGAGCGATATGTCCGCGCGGTCGCACAGCGCGGAACATCCTCCGCACTCGGGGACATCTGGGCTCTGCGTTATCGCGGGAAGTCTGCCCCCGTCACCAACAGCGTACTCGGGACGCAGTACGGGAAATGCCTGACTGCGCCTCTCGTCGGAACCAAGTAGCACGGCCGATGCCGTGTCCGTGTCCTGAGTGACTAGGCCGCCCGCATGGGCGACTGCAACCAACGGAGACAACGCAATGGCATACCAGCCAAAAGTCTACAAAAAGGATGGCGGAAACACCCTGATGGTGGAGACTGGTGGTTCCGCCCAGACCACCAAGGATGTCGGCACACCTGGGACCGGCGTCACCGCGGTTGAGTATGGGGTCGGCGAGTTCCACAAGACGGTCTTGACGCTGGCGCCCGCGGCGATCTCGGTGGCCGACGGGGCGCAGAACGCACACGCCCACATCTACACCTTCCCGGCCGGGGCCATCAAGATCCTCTGCGCCACCCTTGACGGAGTCATCGTCAACACCGCCAACTTCAACGCCAGCACGGCGGACATCTACAACGCGGGCATCGGTACGGCCGATGGATCGGGCACGCTCTCGACTACCGAACAGAACGTCATCGCCGTCACCGCCTTCGACACCGCCAGCGGAACCGTTCTCTCGTTTGACTGGCACGCGCAGACCGACATCGTGGCCCTGCTCGACGGCACCTCATCTGCCGTGGACGTGCGGATCAACATCGACGTGCCGACCGCCAACGACAGCGGCCTCAACACCTTCACCGTCACGGGCACCCTGACTTTGATCTGGGTCAACGCCGGCGACTATTGATAGGGGGGCGTGATGTACGCACACAAGCACACCATCGCCATGACGTGTTCGGTGGGCGGAGCCTTCACCGGCTACACCGAGGCCCTGACCGGCAACGTCCTCGCGATCTACTACGTCAAGACCGACTTCAGCGACGGCTCCGTAATGACTGTCAGCGGAGAGACTACCGGTGAAACCATCTGGGGCGAGACGGGCGTCAATGCCTCTGCCGTCCGCCGGCCGCGCTTGCCGATGCACGATTCCGCCGGGGCCGGGGATGCTGTTGCTGAAGCCTACGTCGCGGTCAACGAGCGGATCAAGGTGGTTGTCTCCGGCGGCGGGAACGCCACTACGGGAACGCTCATTGTTGTTGTCGGGTGAGGAGAAAACATGCGAACACTGGCAATGCTCTTCGTGTTGCTGCTGGCCCTCCCGTGCTGGGCGACGAATTACTACGTCGGCGGGACCGGGGCCAGCGACGCGAATTCCGGCCTGATTGGCTTTCCCGAAGCCACCCTCCAGGCAGGTGTCGATGATTGTTCCGACGGCGATACCGTGTACGTGGCCGAGGGCACCTACGGGGCGGGCGTCATCCCAATTGACCTCGACACCGGGAATGATGCGAAAAACATCACTGTCCGGCCGCTGCTGACCAATGGCGAGTGGCACATCGCGACCGCCTACGGAGTCATCGTCAACATCCAGGCGACGATGGCCACCGGCTCTATCACGCTGATTGGGATGCACAACCACGTCTCAGGGAGCGGCGACACGCAAAGCAAAACGAGCGGTGTGGTCAAAAATGCTTCCGCCGCTGTCCACGTGACCATGACCTCTTGCAACATCACGGACGATACCGCCGGAGCGGGGATCCTGTACCGGAAGTACCACGCAACGCAGGCCGTCAATCTGACCTGTACGAACTGCACATTCCGTTTCGCGGCAGGTGGATTCATTAATACCGGAACGGCTCAGACGAATGCTGTCCGTCAGGGCAACTTCCTCTTCGACACTTGCACGATGGAATGGGGCGGGGCCAATCATGGTTGCTCCATCGATGAGGGTTGCGCCACGGTTGCGTTTCGCAACTGCACCTTCCATGACAACAACGCCACCGATTCGGGCTATATGCTTCTCGATATGGGCAGCATGGCAACCTACACCGATCTGGTGGAGTTCCGGAACTGCCTCTGTGAGTCGGGCGAAGGAATCAACCGCTGGTTTTCGCTGACTAACTACATCCGCCGGGTCTGGTGTGAGGGCAGCACCCTGACCCTAAAGAGGCAGACGTCTCGGCCGATGGAGATCGGGTACGAGCCCGAGACGGACGGTCTGGAGACAGACACCTCTAATCCAATCCTCAACGTCTACTTCGGGAACAACTACCTCACTCACACCGGAGCGGATGCAACACACACAATCTTCCTCGGACTCGGGCCGAAGAAATCGATCATCGAGAACAACACGGTAATCGTTCCGACCTCCACGGCCATGTACAACGTGATCGTCAAGGCGGACAACGCGGTCATCCGAGGCAACAAGATTTACGGCGGTGACTACGCCTTGGGGCTGTACGGCGGACGATACATGTCCGTCACGAATAACACGGTGGTCTCCCGCGTGGGCGGGGCCTGCGTCGTCAAGGACAATCAGGATTACGTGACCGGAACATCCACGGGCGGAGTGTTGACCAGATCGGGAACCTACTCGTTTGTTGATGATGCTTGGAATACTGGGTTTTACCTCATCGTCAACAACATCGCCTACACGATCACGCACAACAACACAACGACCATCACGGCAACCGGACTCCCGGACAACGCATCGGCGGTACCGTACTTTGTCAATACGACGGGGACGCTGAACGCGAATCTCGGGGCTCCGATGTATCTGCTGATCCGCGACAACATCTTTGTCAACCTGGGCACGGCCGCGACTGACTACGCCTTCGAGTACGCTCCGGCGGTCTCTGCGATCGATGAAGATGTTTGGTGCCCCAATGTGGACTACAACCTGTATTGGTCTGCTGGGACAAACCTGGCGACTCGATATGGGCCGACGACAGCGACAGTAGCCGGTGGGGCCGCGGGGATGCAAACCTACTGGGATACCATCATCGCGGCGACGGCAGGTTCGCCGGCCACCGTGAATTGGAAGTGGCAGTACAACGACCGGAATAGCCGGGTGGCGAATCCTGGATTGACGGCGGCGGGCGTGCAGGCGGGGAAGTGGACGCCGAACGGAAACGCCAGGCGCAAGGCGTCGAATGGCGGAACGATCGGAGCAGTCCAGCCGAGCACGGTCGTGATCCGGCGGGGTGGCTGATGCTGAACCACTCGTTACTTCTGGTGACGCCCGCAACCTCTGATCCGGTAACAGTGGCTGAGGCCAAGACCTTCCTGCGGATTGACCACGATTCGGAAGACGATGCCCTGGACCGCCAGATTTCAGTGGCGGCGTCTTGGTGTCAGGAGCGGATCGACCGGCAGTTTATGCTGGCCACATACCGCATGTACCTCGATCGGTTCCCGACGTGCGCCATCATCCTACGCCGGCCGCCGCTGAAGACGCTCTCCTCAATCACCTATGTGGACGGGGACGGGGTGACGCAGCCCTTGGCCGCGAATCAGTACAAGGTGAGCAACGGCCGCTCGCCGGTGGTCATCTGGCCGGCATACGAGTGCTATTGGCCGACGGCCCGGACGGAACAGGAGTCGGTGCAGGTCAACTTCATCGCCGGGTACGACACCGCGGCGGACGTGCCCGCGGGGATCCGCGAGGCCATCTGCCTCCATCTGGGGATTCTGCGGGGCGATTACCCGCAACTCGGGCTGATGGAAGACGAGTGCCGCAACCGCCGCGATGAACTGCTGATGCAGCACTGGCACGGCTACACGTTCCAGTAGGTGGAGAATGCCCGGAAAGCTGAGACATCGTGTTGAACTGTATCAGCGGACACCATCACTGAACGCCATCGGCGAAGAGGTTAAGGCGTGGACGCTGGTCGGCGAGCGATGGGCGGAGGTTGTGCCGACCGGACAGACTGAGGTCATGGTCGGAGAGGAACAGGTGGTCAAGACGACATTTGCTATCACAATGCGGACCGATGCCAGCGTGACGCCGGATCATCGGCTCCACTGGGATGGTCGGGTATTCGAGATTTCATCGGTTGTGGACACCGGCGGGCTTGGCCGGGAAATGATTCTCTCTTGCGTGGAGTCGGGCTGATGCCGTTTGAACTCATCAAAGCATCCTGGTCGGTAGACGACATGCTCCCCGAGCAGGTGATTCGCAAGCTGGAGTCGTTGCCGCGCAAGATCCTGGACGCCGCCTGCAAGCCGATCATGAAGGCCGCTGCCCAAGAAATGATGGTCCACGTGCGAGCGGCGACGCCGGTGTACTCGGGGACGCTGAAGGCGGCCATGCGGGTGGCGGCGGGCAAAGGCGGGCGGCTCGGCGTGCTCTATCGCGTGCAGATGCCCACGCGGGCGGACCTGCAACGCAAGGCCGGGCTGCTCAGCAAACGGCAGGTGAGCCGGAAGATCGCGAAGCAACTTGGCAAGAGCAAACGAAATGCCGGGATGGGGCCGAAGAAGGCGGCGCTCGAGGCCGTGACTGAGTCGGGGTACTACCCGGCGGTGGTCGAATATGGGCGCAAGAAGTTCAAGCCGTTTCCGGGCCGCAAGTATCTGCGCGGCCCCATCGCGGCCCACGGGCAGACGCTCATCAATAAGGCGGCCCGGCAGATCGCGGCGGAACTAGAACGGATTGCGAGTCAGCCGAGCGCGGGAGAATCCGGGGCCACCAAGGAAGCGGCATTTATGGGCATGTTGCGGGAGAACCTGGGTTGAAACGATAGGAGACTTCGATGGCGGACATTACAGATCCACGCGTTGTAAGCTACGAGACGTTCCAGATTCGGCCGATGTGCCACAAGCTCCGAGCACTCAAGGCGGAGATCGATGCAGCGATGACAACCTGGTACGGCTCGGTCTCGGCGCTGTGTCCAAATGATACCTCTAAAGTTGTCGACAAACGGGAGGCTGAAGGGATTAACCAATTGACGGGCATCAATCTCGTCAACGTGGTAAACCAGATGGCCGAGATTCAGACCCTGCTGGACAAAACTGGCGTTGCGGAAATTATCAGTTTTCCCTGTGTGCAGCCTCTGAAGGTTGCGGACTGAGTAACTCATGGCGATCACCGAGAAATACGCGAGTACTGCCGGGGCCGGGGCCAAAGACGGCGTGGCGGAATCCTCGGCTTGGGACTGGGCAACCATGCTCACTGCCGCCACGGCTGGTAACCGTATTAACTTCCTGGGTAACCACACGCTGACGGCAAATGCGGCATTTACGGGTCTAGGGACACTAACCAGTCCACTTATTCTACGGGCGTACAAAACAACCATCGGAGACCTGGACCCTGGCGGGGCTTACCAGATCCTTCGGACCAACGGCAATGGGCTACTCATCACGACCAACATGCCGACGATCACGGGCGGGGCCTATAAACTCACCATGCCTACCGATTCCGTCATAGCCAACTTTGTCGTCACGTCATCCTCGAATGCCCCGGCGCTCACTCTCGGAACGAATTGCATTGCCTTTCATTGCTATGGCACGACAACGAACATTCAATCCTCGGCTGGTGGCATTCAAGCGGGAAACTACTGCCACATTCTCGACTGCGATACGGCGATCCTGTCGGCCTCTGGTGGTTTGTATGCGCTCAATGCCAATTTGGCTAATGTCATAATTGGGGGGCATCATCGCGGCGGGACAGGAATTGGAATGGGAATGGGGGGGAGCACTCACGCCATGGGTGTCGTACTGACGGGAAACGTTGCTCCGGTGAGAGTGACGAACGTCAACTCCAATTGCGTGATATATGATAGTACCATCGTCCTTGGCCCGGGGAATGGAGCCACCATCATTGATGCCTCGACTCGACTACTAGCCTTTGTTGGTTGCAGGTTCACAGATAACGTTGGAAATGCAATCAACATCGAGGGGGCCTCTCCTGCGGTGTCTCCTCTAATGACCGCCTTTTGCCGCTTCGACCGCAATGGTGCGGTAAGCAACGGGGCGACGGATTGGATGGCGGCGACGGGGTGGGGAAATGTCAACACGAACGTACCGAACCCCGACAACGAGTACGTCAACGATGGAGCGGGGGATTACCGAATCCTGTCTACGGCTCCGGGCATCGGGGTAGGTGTCCCGCGGCACAACGACATCGGGGCGTTGCAGCGGGCCGAGCCGACGTTGCCTCCAACTACGTATGTGTTTCCGGGCTATGGTTTTGGAGATGGTGGTACGGAGTTAACTGGAGCAATGCCGGTTCCTAACCCTGGAGAAATGATCGAGGGTGTCACCTGTGGTCCTGTCGCTGTAGAGATTGCTGGAACCTATCACACTCCCGGGGCAAACGAGGTTTGGCACACGGCGGTGTTCGGCGAGGATAGCGGCACCGGGGGGACGAAGATAGCAACCTCGATTCCAACGAGCGGCGGCAGTGGAACTCTTGCGGCACCGGATATCATTACCGGCGTGACGGTCGATCCGGGGGCAAACCAGATTGTGGGTTCGGCGGCGGGCGGCGGAACCGTGATCGTGGTGGAGGACTGACGATGGCCTATGATGATATGGTTTTTGGCCAAGCAGCGAACTCAAAGATCATCGAGATTATGCTGCGCGACTCTACCACGGGGCAGGCGAAAGCGAGTGTGGCTTACGGTTCTGTCGCCTACAGTTACATTCGGGAGGGAACAAACTCGACTGTCGTTACCGGCACTTGCGTGGATATGACCCTGGACGCCTACACGGATCACGGGTGGAAGGAAACATCTATCGCGGGCATCTACCAGTTCTGTGTGCCACAGGCAGCCCTCGCAACCGGGAAGAACGCCTGTACGATCAAACTGGTGGCTTCCGGGGCCATCGACGTGTGCAAACGCATCCTCATCATGGGGAGCGATCTGCGGGCGGTGGCCCTGAAGGCGGATCTGGAAACCATCAAAACGCAGGCGGTGACTTGTTCGGCGGGTGTCACGGTTCCGACCAGCATCGGCACGAGCACCCTGACCCAAACACAGGTGACGGGCGGGGCTTACGATCTGACCAATGCCGCTGTGTTTATTAACGCGAACTTGGCCAAGATTCTTGGGACGGCCCTGACCGAGACTGTCGCCGGGTATCTGTCGGCAGCATTCAAAAAACTGTTCGACGTGGCGACGCCCCTGCTCACCGTCGAGGCGACGATTCAGGCAGCGGCAAATGCGGCCTTGGTGGCCAACAACCTCGACCATGTTGCCGGGACAGTGACAGGCATCCCGACTCTTCCGACCGGCACATTCCTCGAACAGATTCTAGCGGAAGAAACCGTCATCGACGGGCACACGACATCCGCCCAGGCCGCCGTGGTTGAGGCACTGACGCGGCTTCCTGATGCGACTCCAGGCGAGACTGGCGGATTGCCTGTGGTCGATGCGAGCGGGCACACGGCGGCCGATGTCCACGCCTACACGACGCAGCCAACGGTCACGGGCGCAACGTTGCACAGCGATTACAACGCGGCCAAGACGGCGGCAACGCAGACCAGCGTGGACACGGTCGATACCGTAGCTGATGCCGTAAAGGTGGTCACGGACAAGCTGGCAAGCATGATCGAGGTGGTTCCGTAATGGCGTACCGCTGGAAAGCCAAATCGACTACGCCGGGTGATTGGGTCTTCCTCAATGCCGCCCTCACGACCGCAATGGGCTGGCCGGCGCAGCCGGACGTCAAGCTCAACGTCCACTACGGGTACTCACCCGAGCAATTCACGGGGTCACTCGTTGTCACCGGCGGGGGGGCTGGCACCTATCCGCACGAGGCTGATACGTGGACCGGAACCGGGCTCTACGGGCCAACTGGATCCGAGTACACCCCGTCCATGCGGGCGAGCGATATCGCCAACTGCGAGGCCGGGAACATCCGCCGGGGAATCACCATTGACGACGTGGTGGGTGAGTTCGCCATTGCGGGCAACCCGCCGGACACGAGCGACACAGAGGATGATGCCGCGACCTCTGAGACGATCGAGCAGGCTATCCACGAACGGCTGGCGACAATCTACGGGGTGGTCGTTGCGGTACAGAGTCGCATGTACTACGGGCAACGGGCCAGGGATTCAGCCCTGCCGGCCATCGTTATCCGCCGGACTGGGACGCAGCGAGACGTTGCGCTCGAGGGGCAGACCGGGTACGTAGTCGCGAGCTTCACCCTCGAATGCCTGGCGCTGACCATGCTCTCAGCCATCGGCCTGGCCAAGCAGGTCCGCAAGGGGTTTGACGATGCAGAGGGTGACTGGGGAGACCTCGATGTCCAGCGGGTGACTGTGGACGGGGATACAGATGTGGTGTTCGACGGCGGCGACGCGGATTCGCTGACCGTGTTTTGTAGGCAACTGAACCTGGAGATTGCGTACCAGGAAGACCAGTAGGCCGAAAGAAAAATCAGGCATAGGCGGCTGATCCCCGCTGAGTGCCGTAACGCACGAGCCTGTTACGGGGCGCGTGAGCCGGAAACGGTTTACGCGCCCTTTTCTTTTGGCCGCAGAACGGAGAACTGACATGGCAAAAGCAGCAATGACTTCTCAACTCACCGTGGGCTCCTTGGTCGCTGAAGTGACCAGCATCAGCGGGCCGAACGTCAGCGCGGACATGATCGACGTGACGTACATGAAGACAAGCTCCAACTGGAAGGAGTTTGTCGTCGGTCTCCGAGACGGTGGCGAACTGACCTTTGACTGCAACATGACCACGGCCAACGCCACGGCCCTGTTTGCCTTGCTCGGGGCGGCGTTCTCGACCTGCATTCTGAC